AACTATGAGATTTAGTTTTTATAACGGTTCAAACGACAGATTTTTAGCTTATAACATTAATGTTCCTGGTAATACAGTTGCTTTCGTAACAGATAAAAACTCAACTTTTTATCTTGAAGAAGGTGATTCAGTTAGAGGCGGCGCAGCCACTAACAGTAGATTAGATTATGTGATTTCTTACGAAGAAATTAGTTAATAACAGGAGTTAAATTAAATGGCAAGAATAGGACCGTTTTACGGTAGAAAATCCAGCAGAAGAGGTAACAACAGTTTCCTTGGTGCTCAGGAATCATATCACCATTACACAAGCAAGAAGACTATCTTTGATACTTCACCAAGTTCATCAAAAGGATATCATTCTTTTGGTATGAGAGATATGGATACTGTATTGTCTGGTGCCTATATGTCAGGTACAGGTTTAAAACCTATTTCTGCTCAAGTTAACTGGGGTGGTACAGAATCACACAGAGATTTTGCAAACACAACAAACACTAATAATGAAGATTATGGTGGTGGTTCAGTAGGTTTAGCTTCAAATGAAACTGCTAGACAAACTAATAGAATGAGGCATTATGAGGGTCGAAAACCACAATCAAACTATCCATACTTTAGACCTATGTTTAGTGTTGATGATGTTATGCATGAAGTTTATGATTGGGCTCAAACATCTTATGGTGGTGCAAACTCACAAACATTTAGAGATATTAATTCTCCTGGTGCTCAATGGAGATACAGACAAATTATTGCCATGACTTATACAGGTGGTGGTTATAAAGATGGTTCACCATGGAGACAAATTCATAGAACGATTCACTCTACAGACCAAACAACTAATTTAGGTAACTTAATGGACCATCCAGGTTCATATTGTGCTGGTGCATGTAACGATACTACTTTTTACATGTATTCAACACCAACAGATAACGCACACTCTTCAGCTTCTACAAGAACAAGTGCTATTCATATGTTTACTGAAACTGGTAAATCTCACAATGGAAACTTTGACGCATACAATTCAAGACAAGATTTAAGTAACTCACAAAAGAATAATGAATATTCATTCTTTACAGGTGCTCACGGTCCTGCTACATTTGATGTAATGAATTTAACTGTAGAATGTAGATTTGCTCAGTTTGGTACAGGACTAAACGATACATCTTCAGCATTCCAAGATAAAGATTATGGTTACCATTGGGACGATAACGAAGGAAGAAAAGTAAACTTCTATACTTTCAGTTCATCAGGTTCTACACATTGGGCTGCTCACGGACAACAAAAAGGTATTCCGTCAACACATAGAATTGGTTACTGTGGTAACGAGGGTTCTTACATGGGCGGTTATAACTTTAGAAGATGGAATTTAACATCTGATTCTAACATTGGTAATGTTGGTAAAATTCAAACAAACATGGGTGAAGAAAACTTTGGAATGGGTATGGATTGGCAGTATATGATAGGTAACTTTGATGGTGCTCAAAACAATGAGTCACACAAATTATTTTATGCTACTGATACAGGAAATATTCCAAGTGGTTCTCAACCAACTGCTAATGCTGGACAGTCATCAGGACATTGCGCTTGGCGGGCATAGATAAATAGATATAATAATTAAAAGCGAGGAATATTATGAAGCGTACAGACATTGATTTGACAAACGATACTTCTATCATTGAATTTGCCAATGACAAAGTAAGTTATCATCAACCAAAATTTAAGACAGAGCATTTTGTGGGTGGTTCTCAAATGACACCATTCAAAAAAATGCAACAATATTTTATTGAGTTAAGAGTGAAGCAAGACGCATTTTTACAATGTGAATTTGAAGGTGCAAAAAAAGAATTAGAAGTTGAGATTGAAGAAGAAAAACTTAAAAGAGCCGAAGAAAAAGGTGATAAGTTAGAAGTCGCATATCAAAAACTTGACTTGTTACAGATTAGAAAAGACTTGAAAAAGTTTCAAGATAATCAAAGACAAGCGTTAAGAGAGAAAGACCATTTATTACAATTGGTTAGAGAATTAGACGCAAGTCCTCTCGGTGTTTTACCAGACGGTACAAAACTTCTTGATGTATTTGGTGATGAAGAAAAAGAAGAACAACTTGAAAAAGAATACTGGACTATGAGATTGGCTAAACAAGCTTCTACAGAAATGTTAGCCTATGGTAAAGTAGGTACAGGTAATATTGACGCAATTGCAATGCTGCCTAGAGAAATGCAAGAAGAAACACTTGAATTAGCAACTCAATATTCTACTAGATTTGCAATCGGTATGAATAAAATACAAGATAAAGTTGTTAATGATTTAAGAATTGGTTACCAGGACGACAAAACAAAACAGAGATTGATGGATATTGGTATATCTACAGGCCTTGAAAAAGAAGATTTGTTAAAAAACGAGGTCGAAGAGAACAATTCCGTTATAAATAATAAGTATAAAGAGATAGAAACTCCATCACAAGAAGATGGTTGGTCTTTAAAGGAATAAGATATGGCAAAAATTTATGTAGTTTACAAAGAAAATCAGATTGAGATGGCTCCAGGCTGGAATGCTGATTATCATTCATACTGTTCATACAAAGTAGGTGTTGTTGAAGACGAGTATCAAGATATGAGAGTAGAGTTAGACCATATCAATGCTGACGCTTTACCATCAAACTTAGCAAGATTTTCAATTTTTGCTAACGCTTACGGTGGCACAGTAAAATTAAGAGTAGGTTCAGCACCAGCTGATGATTATCCTCAACTAGGTATTTCAGAGGATCCTGACGCAAACAAATATGTACACACTTTAACAAGTGATGAAGTTGCAGGTGCAATATCATTTAATAAGTATCTTTTCAAAAGAATTATTAGAGATAGATATAATCAAAAATTTTTAGAATTAAATAAGTGGAGTTCTTCATTAGAGAAAGCTACTTGGGAACAACAAAAATCTGAAGCAGCTGCATGGACAGCAGACAATACAGCAAGTACACCAATGTTATCAACAATGGCAACTGCTAGAGGTCTTACAGTTTCAGCTTTGGTTGCGAAAATTAATACTAAACTAACAGCATATAATAGTGCATTAGCAACACAACTTGCAGCTCAAAAAGATTTGGAAGATGATGTTGACGCATTAGCTGATATCGCAGCTTGTCACAAATGGAGACACGAAATACTTGGTATTGGTGTTACTGCTGCTCAATTAGCGGCTGATGATTCTATTAATGACCCACCTACTAGAATTACTTTTTAGTAATTTTTAGTTGTTGTTTTATATTATGATTATATGTTTAGCGTACCATTAAACCCTAAATTATCACCGGAACAGTTTGATACTTTTATTGAATTCTTAAAGAGAAATAAGAGTTTAATTTATGATGTCTATTTCACTAGCCGGATTCCACCCTTTATGCAAGACGCAATGGGTGATGTTTTCAACGAAACACAATACAATCTAATTAATGAGAATGCCTTTATCATACCAAAGGTAACAGGCATTCCATTATCTGCTACATTCAATAACATAGAAGTACCACCATCTGGTACGAATTTAGAAACATTTATAGAAAATTTTAAAATACTATACGACAAGGGAGTTCGTATAGTTACAATACCACATACTTTGTGGATGTTAACAGGCCGTTTTCAACAAGCATATCCTGATGTGATGGTTAAGAATACCATATTAAGAAATACACAGAGAGCAAATGAAGTTATAAAACAAGTAGAGGCTGGGTTTCATTACATAAATTTTGATAGAGATTTGATGAGAGATGAAGATACTTTAAAGCGTATGCAAGACGCAAAGAAGTATTGTAAGGAAAAGTTTGGCGTAGATGTCAAATTTAGTTTACTGGCGAATGAGGGGTGTTGGGGAAATTGTCCTGTACAAGACGAACACTTTTTATATAATAACACTAGAAAAGAGGGTACACAACCGACATACTTTGGTACAAAGATTGCTCAGTTTTCATGCCCTAAATGGGAACAACAAGACCCAGCATATCAATGGAGAATAGCAGACTTTCCGCCATGGAAAGAAGAATGGGATAGATTACTTCAATACATTGATGTTGTTAAAATGCATGGTAGAGAAAGTGTTTCTAGGCTCTTTGAAACAATGAGTATCATTGATAGATACCGTGAAGATAAAGATATACTAGTTCAAGAGTTTGAAGTCTATACAAAAGAAACATCTTTTGACGAGAAAAGAATTACAGCATGGCGTAACAAAATAAGAAACTGTAAGTTTGATTGTTGGGACTGTAATGTATGTGATTTAATTGTTATGAAGAACAACCAAAAGGTTATGATTGATACAGTTAAAGAGTCATTAGACAAAGCAAAGAAAGAACAATCAAAACTATCTCAAACAACATTAGATATACCTGGACTAACATCTAACAAAGTTAAACACTTTATCAATAACATGATGGAAATGCCAGATACAAGTTATCTGGAAGTAGGTGTATATCAAGGTGCTATGTTTACCTCTGCTTTAGAGGGTAATGATATAGTTGCAAGTGCAGTAGATAACTGGTCTGATACACATAATGTACCAATGAGAGATGTTGATATAAACGCAGAAAAGGGAAACACTAAAGAAGTATTTAAAAAGAATATAAGGCCACATATAAATGGTAAATCTATTACTATCGTGGACTCGGACTCGGAAGATTCTTTGAGCAAGTTACCTGTAAAATCAAATGTTATACTCTATGATGGCGAACACACGGTGGAAGCTCACTATAATTTCTTGCATAAATATAATAGTAAAATAGATAATACTTTCTGTTTAATTATTGATGACTGGAATTGGTCGCAAGTTAGACACGGCACAATGAGGTCAATAGAAAAACTAGGTTATAAAGTATTATTTAAAGAAGAAATTTATACGAAAGGGGAAGACCCTACTGATTTTTGGAATGGTTTGGGAATTTTTGTTATTAATAAATGATATTTAAAAAAGATAATACAGTAAGATTTGTCAGCTCTGTAGCTGGCGTACCTGACTTATACCCTATTACTTCTATGTCTGAATATAAACCTGAATGGGTTGGTAAGGCAAGAGAAGATTACAAACAAAATTATAAACAAAACGAAAAATATAATCACATAACCTTATGTCCTGGCATATTTAATATGTTCAAGGTTGGTTGGTATGTGCCTATGTGGTATGATGTACATATCAGTACAAAGAAAAACGAACCAGGATTTTCTTGGAAAGTTGCAACACCAGAGATGACTAAAATACATGAGATGAATATTATAGATACTCATGGTGACCAAATTACAAAACATATTCCTAAAAGAAAAGGTACTATAGACAATATTGTAAAGATTAATACACCTTACAGTATTGTAGCACCAAAAGGTATGAAGTTTTTATTTTTACCTATGCCTTATGCAGATAACTTTGACTTTGAAAGTACAACAGGCATATTAGACCCGGCTGAAAGTTGTGAATTAAATGTACAATTAAACTGGAATGTAGAAGAGGGTAATGTGTTCTTAAAAGCAGGTACACCTTTAATGCAAATTATACCATTAACAAAAGAAAATGTTAAAATGATTTGTGAAGAGGTAACCGAAAAAGATAAGAAGTGGATTAACAAACAACATTTCTTTAAAACTCATTCTTTCTCACCTATAAGAAACAAAATTAAAAACTTGTATGAGGAATGGTATCAATGATAGAATCTATATTCGCAACACCATTATATAAAAGTGACAACTACTATAAGTTTTCTGATAAAGAATTAACTTTCTTAAAATCTTTAGAGATGATGGATAACAGAGGTAATGAAGTTACTAAAGATAAACATATATTTGAACATGAAGAAATGTCGCAGCTAAAAAATTGGTGTGAAAAGAATTTAAATTACTTTATGGAAAATCTTGGTAAGGTGAAAGGTGCAGAGTTTTATATTACACAATCTTGGTTTAATAAAACTGTACCATTAAAACATCATCACTCACACATGCACCCTAACAGTATTATATCTGCTGTATTATATGTTGAAGGACCTAATTGTCCAACATTCTTTTACAACAGAGATAGTTTTAATAACTTTACATTTTTTGATAAAGTAAACGGTAACCCATTTACAGCCAACAAAGTGGGTGTCCTTAATGAACCTGGCAGACTAGTATTATTTCCTAGTTATTTACACCATGAAGTAGATATAAACAAAGGAAACTCCGACAGATATAGTATATCATTTAATACTTTTGTAAAAGGAAAGTTTGGCGATAATGAAAACTTAACGGAGTTAAATATATGATAGATTTTATATTAAAAGGTCAGGTGTATCTGTTTCTTATTATCTTTGTGATGATGATTGCAGGTATGATTAAAGAAAATAATTTGTTTAGTGATGTATTTGCATTTCTAAAAAGAAGTATTAAAAGTAACAGAGCTATTGTAGCCTTGTTTAGTGCAATGACAGGTGTATTACCTATCAAAGGTCGTGTAACTGTATCGGCAGGTTTGTTAGATACAATGGCACCTAAAGATAAAAAGAAAAGAGAGAAGTTTGGACCTATTGATTTCATGTCTTCTCATCATTATTATTTCTGGTCGCCTATAGAAAAGACCGTTATCTTACCAATGGCTGCCTTTGGTTTGTCTTATACTGCTTTTCTAGGTATCATGTGGCCGCTAATTGTAGCTACATTTGCTTACATACTTTGGTATCTAATCTTTATGGTAAAAGATAGTGATATAGGATTAGTAGATACTAAAAAGAAAATCAAAGTAAGTAGAATTACAAGATATGTATTCCCTTATATTATGGGTGTTAGTGCTGTAATTGCAGGTGTAAATTTCTTATGGGCATTTGGATTACTTACATTGTATTATGCGATTGTTACTCAAACATTTAATTACAAAAAATTATTAAGTTATGTAGATTGGAAGATTGTAGCATGGGTAGCTGTTATTATCTTACTTGCAAATACAACAAGATTATATACTGGTGAGATTAAAGAGTTTATAGGTAGTACAGGTATTGATATGAATAGTCCTGTAGGATTTGGTGCTATATCTTTATTAGCATTTGCTTTTGCATGGGTACTTGGTTCATCAAGTAGATTTGGTGCAATCATGGTAATTCTAACAAGTCTATATGGTATTCAATATCTACCTTGGTTTTTCGCAGTTGACTTTGCTGGATATATACTATCACCAATGCATAAATGCGTTGCAATTGGTAAGATGTATTTCGGAACAAAACTATCTTATTACGGTAAATTATTAGGTGGCTGGGCATTATTACTAGTCACAATATCAGGAGTAATGCTTTATGCTTGACATTAAAGAAATAACCATGGACCACCACAAGAATGCTGAAAGGCAAGAGTTTGTAAAAATTCTTATGTCTGGCAGTATTGACCACAAACTATATGCAACATACTTATATAATCAGTTTCAATGTTATTCTGTATTAGAAAAATATGGATTACATAACTCTCTCTTTAGAGATACACCAAATTTATTAAGAGCTGAACATATTTTATATGACTTTAAATCTTTTGAGATAGATACTCCTGAAATAACAGAAAGTACCAAAAAATATATTGAACATATTGAAACTATACAAGATGAGGCAATGAAGTTGTATGCTCACATTTATGTAAGACATTTAGGTGACTTATCTGGTGGTCAAATGATTAGAAGAAAAACACCAGGTCCTAATAGATACTATAAGTTTAGAGATAAAGAAGTGGCAGACTATAGAAGAATAGTCAAAGAAACTATTAACACATATTTAAATGTATATGAACATTCTGTTGTACCTGAAGCAACCTATTGTTTTGAAAGTGCAACAAATTTATTTAAAGAAATGAGGGAACTCCATGATTTGGGACAGACTAATACAGAATAGTGAAACTATAATTAAAAAGTTAAATTTTCATATGACAGAATACCAAGAACCTGGTATGGAAAGATTTAACAATGATAACTGGACAAATAGAACATGGTTTAGAAGTAGTGTCAGACGAGCTCATGTTGATATCGTTGATGTACGAGAAGAAAAAGGACTTTGGATGATGCATGTATGCATGTTTCCTATGTTGCAAAATAGTGGACCTATTTTTGGTTGGGATATTATTGCAGGAGAAAAAAAGGTTACAGGTGCGTTTCACGATTGGTCACCTCTACTTGACAAAGAACACCCTATGATTAACATATTTGGTGATGAGGCAAAGAAGTATGAAGCTTCTAAAAAAAGAGATTTGCCTGATTGGGCATTAAAGATATTCAGTCCTCATATGATAGCAGCTGGTAATATACGAGAGATAAGTGAATTAAATAAAATCTGTAGATTGGTTGAAAATAATCTAACATTATATATCAATCATATAGAAGATTTTGACTATAAAGCACCAGAACCGGATGTAATAAAAGCACAAAATTATTACTGTGAACATCAACAAATGAACCCACATACGCCAAGAGTTATGCAATCACTAGGGTTACCTGAAGAAGATATTAAATTGTTTTGTTCCGACAATCTCTTTCCTATCATTAAATAATCCTTATAAATATACCAGAAAAGGTAACAATTATGGCAAAACCAGCAACTAGAGAAAATTTAAAACAGTATGCTTTAAGAGCGTTAGGTAAGCCTGTTATTGAGATAAACGCAGATGACGACCAGTTAGAAGACAGACTGGACGAAGCCTTACAGTATTTCGCACAATATCACTATGACGGTATTCAAAGAGCCTATTTAAAGTATCAATACACAGAGGCCGATAAGGCTAGAATGACTGCTGATTCTTCAGAAAGTATAACGAAGAACGGCGTCACTACATCATGGAAAGAAGGCAATAACTTTATCGTTGTTCCTGAAAGTGTAATATCAGTAATCAATATATTTCCATTCTCAAACAAGTCTAATATGAATTTGTTTGATGTTAGATATCAAATGAGATTAAATGACTTATATGATTTTTCATCTACAAGTGTTATCAACTATGATGTTGTATTAAGACATTTAGACTTTTTAGACCATATTTTAGTTGGTGAAAAACCATTAAGATTCAATCAACATGACAATAGACTTTACATTGACATGGATTGGACAAATGATTTAGCAGTAGGTGAATATGTCGTAATCGAAGCATATAGAAAAATGGATCCAGAAACTCATTCAGATGTTTATGATGACATATTCCTAAAAAGATATGTTACAGCATTATTTAAAAAACAATGGGGTGCTAACCTATCAAAATTTGATGGTGTAGCAATGATTGGAGGAGTTACATTAAATGGAAGACAAATTTATTCAGAGGCTTTACAAGATGTTGAAAAGTTAGAACAAGAGATTAGAAGTACCTTTGAATTAAATCCAGCAATGATGATTGGATAACAAATCATGGCAGTAAACCACTATTTTCAAGGCGGAAGAGGTATCGGCAATAACTCTGAAAAGAGATTGCATGAAGATATTATAATTGAAAGTCTAAAGATTTTTGGACAGGATATTTACTATCTACCTCGTACACTTGTAAATAGAGATTTAGTTTTAGGAGAAGATACATCTAGTAGATTTGATGATTCATATTTACTTGAAATGTACTTTGAAACAACTGAAGGATTTGCTGGCGAAAATGAAATCATTAATAAGTTTGGTTTAGAAATTAGAGATGATACTACACTTGTATTATCTAAAAGAAGATTTGAGGACCATGTTGCTAGTAAGGCAACACTAACTGCCACAGGCAGACCAAATGAGGGAGATATCGTATTTGTTCCTTTATTAAATTCTTACTTTGAAATACAGTTTGTAGAAGACCAAGAGCCGTTCTATCAACTCGGTAACTTACCAGTATATAAATTAAAAGTAACTCGTTGGGAATATGCTAACGAACAAATTAGAACAGGTAATGAAGTATTAGACCAAGTAGAAGATAAGTACACACTAGACCAATTACAACATAAACTAACTTTAGAATATGGTCAAGAAATTTTGACAGGTGCAGGTTCAATTATGTTAGAAGATTACCATGATTATTCTACAGGTCAACCAGCATTGTTAATGCAAGAAACATATGTTGCGACAAATTTACAAACACAATCACCATATGCTAGCAATTTAGATTTAAATAGTGAAGCTGGTTATGATACGGTTGGTGATTTATCAGACGACATATTAGACTTTACAGAAAGAAATCCATTTGGAGAGGTTGACGAATAATGTTTGGAACTCATTTTTATAACGAAGGATTAAGAAAGTTAACTATTGCATTTGGTCAAATATTTAATAATATTATTATTCAAAATACTTCATCTACAGGTGCAGTAACAAAAAGATTTAGAGTGCCATTAGCATATGCACCAAAAGAAAAGTTTTTAGTTAGATTAGAACAACAAGCTAATTTGTCACAAGACAGAGAGGTTGCAGTTACATTACCTAGAATGGGGTTTGAAATTACTGGTCTATCATATGACCCTACTAGAAAAATTAATAAAATGCAAAAACTTATCAGAGTAAAATCTGGTGAAGATGGCAAGAAAATGGAATTTAATAGAGCACCTGTTCCATATAATATTAATTTTAACTTATATTCTTTTACAGCTACTGCTGAAAATGGTCTACAAATTATAGAACAAATTTTACCATACTTTCAACCAGAATATACAGTTACAATGAATGTTGTACCTGAATTAGATATTAAAAGAGATATACCAATTATTTTAAATAGTGTAAACTATGAAGACACCTACAACGGAGAGTTTACACAAAGAAGAGCAGTAATTTATACTTTGAGTTTTACTGCTAAAACATATCTATACGGTCCTATGACTAATCAAAGTGTTATTAAAAAAGTACAGGCCGACCTTGGTGCTGATACTGACCCTAAATTAACAAGAGAAGAAAGAATTATTGTTATACCAAAACCAACATCAGCTGATGGTGATGATGACTTTGGATTTACAACAAGTATAAGTTTCTTTGATGATAGTAAACGATACAATCCAGTGAGTGATACAGATGAGTAAATTGGAAGATAATGTAAATGAAATTTTAGGTATTGAAAAAGACAGTACAACAGCTGTTAAGATTGCTGACTTTAATTCGCCAGCAACTGTACCTAGAAAGATAGATGAAAATAAAGATGACATTGATAATGATTATGTAAATAGTAGAGATAACTATTACAATCTTATTGATAAAGGTAACGAGGCAATCGAAGGTATACTTGATATTGCAAAAGAAGGACAACACCCTAGAGCATATGAAGTTGCTGGTCAATTGATTACTACAGTTGCAGGCACAGTAGATAAGTTACAAGACTTACAAAAAAAATTAAGAGATTTAAAAGAGTTACCTAAAACAGCGAACACAAATATTAAAAATGCATTGTTTGTTGGTTCTACAAATGAATTACAAAAAATGTTAAATAGGAAAGATGATGAAGTTATTGAAGGCACAGAAACAGGTACCGAACAAGATAATACTGGAAATAAATAAAATCCATTATATCAAGTCTATGACCCCCTTACCTGATTTAATTCACGGTAAGCCATTACTAAACCCTATCGAAGTAAGACAACATCATTATTCACTACAACCTAGAAAAGGTGTTGGTGGTAAATCATATGCAGAAAAACAATATTCAGTTTTTAGAGGCAGTCAGAGAGTGCAAGCTGCCATTAGAATGGGTTATACACACATTGAAGGAGTTATTATAAATGAGTGACGCATATCTAGGTAACCCGAATCTTAAAAAGGTCAACACACCTGTTGAGTTTACTAAAGAACAAATTTTAGAATACCAAAAGTGTGCTGGTGACCCTATCTATTTTATGAGAAACTACATACGGATTGTTTCTCTTGATGATGGCTTAGTGCCTTTTAAAATGTATCCGTTTCAAGAACATATTGTAAGGACAATCCATGACAACCGTTTCACTATTTGTAAACTACCTAGACAAAGTGGTAAATCTACAACTACTGTGTCTTATCTGCTTCACTATGCTCTTTTCAATCCTAATTCTAATATTGCTATTCTAGCAAACAAATCATCTACTGCTAGAGATATTTTAAGTAGAGTACAGTTAGCATATGAAAATCTACCAAAGTGGATGCAACAAGGAGTTATCAACTGGAATAAAGGTAACATTGAATTAGAAAACAAGTCAGTCATTGTGGCGGCTGCAACTTCTTCAAGTGCTATTCGAGGTGGTTCTTACAACATTATCTTTCTTGATGAGTTTGCTTTCGTACCTGCTAATATAGCAGAGATGTTTTTTAGTGCTGTATATCCTACGATATCATCTGGACAAAAAACAAAAATGATTATCGTATCTACACCATACGGTATGAACCAGTTTTATAAGTTATGGACAGACGCAGAGAATAAAAGAAATGATTATGTACCTATAGAAGTACATTGGTCAGAGGTGCCAGGTAGAGATGAAGCCTGGAAAGAAGCAACAATTAGAAACACCTCACCTGAGCAATTTCAACAAGAGTTTGAGTGTGAGTTTTTAGGTTCTGTTAATACACTTATTAGTCCAGCAAAAATTAAAAACATGGCATATAGTAATCCTATTCAATCAAATGCAGGATTAGATGTGTATGAAAATCCTAAAAAAGGTAACACATATGTATGTACAGTTGATGTCGCCAGAGGTGTATCAAAAGATTACTCAGCATTTGTAATATTAGATGTAACACAAATGCCATTTAAAATTGTTGCAAAGTTTCGTAACAATGAAATACGACCATTACTATTTCCACACACAATTCAAAAAGTTTGTACGGCATACAATCATGCTCATGTATTAGTAGAAACAAATGACCTAGGTCAACAAATTGCAGAAGCATTACAGTTTGAATTAGAGTATGACAATCTATTAATGACAACTCAAAGAGGTCGTGCTGGTCAGATATTAGGTGCTGGATTTAGTGGCAGAGGTTCTGGTTTTGGTGTCAAAATGACCAAACAGATTAAAAAAATTGGTTGTGCTAACATCAAAACACTTATCGAATCAGATAAAATTTTTATAAATGATTTTAATATCATTGAAGAGATGTCTACCTTTATAAGAAAAGGTCAATCTTGGCAGGCTGATGAGGGTAGTACAGACGATTTAATGATGTGTTTAGTTATTTTTGGTTGGTTATCTAATCAACCGTTTTTCAAAGAGATGACTGATACAAACGCAAGACAAATGTTATATGAAGAACAACAATCACTAATTGAACAAGATATGGCGCCTTTTGGCTTCGTAGATGACGGTATACCAGACCATGAGAAATCGGAAGTAGATGAATATGGTACAGTCTGGCATCCTGTTGTACATAAAGGCCTCTAATTTTAGTATCTTATAAATATCAGTAAGGTTGAATTTTGAATATGGGCATAAGAAAACTTATGAGTATTGACTATTTTAAAATAATTAGCTAATTAAAAGGAGAAACCTAAATGGCATTTCAAGTATCACCAGGTGTTCTCGTACAGGAAAAAGACCTTACAAGAATTATACCGGCTGTTTCGACTTCTATCGGTGCTGTTGCATTCCAAGCAACG